GCTGACTGGTTCACCGACAAGACAGGCCCCATTGCGGATACCCTATCTCCGATCGTGCATGGAATCTCCCAGGCGTACAAGACGATCTCCAAGATCATCACCCCGGTGATCAATGTGGTCTCCACAGTAGTGGATATCCTGTCCAAAGTGGTCACTGGAGTGACCTCGCTTATTGGTGGCATCATCCCGTTCCCGTTGAACATTCCGTTCACCGTGATCGGGCTATTGGCCCAGGTGGTTGGTTTCATCCTGCCATTCGCCAAGGGCCTCGTGTCCGTGGTTATCGGGGCAATCGGACCGATCCTCGGGGTATTTGACTTCATCCTGGCCCATTACCCGGATGCTGACGCTAGTACCCCATGTCAGAATGTGCCCCCGGAGGCCCCACTTCCTCCTGTGGCCCCTGTTACTCCCACGGTTACCGCGTAAAGTGGCGTGGCCGGTCGTCTAGATAGGGACAGCAGTTCGTTTATCGCCTTCGAGCGTATAAACGAACTGCTTGACCGGACATCTGATCTTATAACCTCCCAAGAACGGCTCCTTCATTCCTTCGAGGATTTGAACAAAGAAATAGATGACCTCAAAGAGGACATCGTTGTACAACGTCGTTTGATTTATGTTATACTGGGTGCACTGGTATCAAGTGGAGCATTATCATTGTCCAGTATCTTGCAGTTCTGGGGGGTTCATTGAGTATACCCGAGGATTTGAAGAGGGCAAAAAGAGACGCTGAGTTCTTTGTCAGGAAGTTCATCCCCGGGGCAGAGCCAGACAAATGGCAATCGGAAGCCCTGCGGACGATAAGCCAATACAACAAGTTGGCCATCCGATCCGGCCATGGTGTCGGTAAGTCCACGTTCTTATCCTGGCTCGTGCTTTGGTATCTTTCTACCCGCTACCCGGCCAGGATAGCAGTCACAGCGCCAACATCGGGGCAACTTGAGAGCATCCTATGGCCGGAGATGGCCAAATGGCGTGAGCGGTTGATGGAGCCCCTTCGGTCCTCCATCATCATCACGAAGCTGAAGGTGAGCCTCAAGGGGGCCAAGGACGCCTCCTTTGCCGTTGGAAAGACATCCCGAAAGGAGTCTCCTGAAGCCCTTCAGGGCTTCCATGGGGACAACCTCATGTTCGTGATTGATGAAGCCTCTGGTGTACCTGATGAGGTATACCAAGTAGCTGAAGGCGCCTTGACTACCCCGGGTTCAAAGGTTGTCATGACGGGAAATCCCACTCGTCGTTCCGGCTATTTCTGGAGAGCATTCCAGAACAGCCAGCATTGGAAAACCATGAAAGTATCCTCAGCGGATGCCAAGATGGTTGACAGCGATTATATAACGAAAATGCTATCAGACTACGGTGAGGACTCCAACATATACAGGGTCCGCGTGCTTGGGGAGTTCCCCATTGATGATTCCGACGCCCTCATCTCATCGGAATGGCTGGAAGCCGCCAGATTCCGTGAGGCCAAACCGGACAAGGGGTGCCCCCTCGTATGGGGGGTTGACATTGCCCGGTATGGAGTGGACAGGTCCGCGCTGGCCGTCAGACAAGGGCCGCTCGTTCCCCATAAGGTAATGTTCTGGAACAGCAAGAATACCATGGAGTCCGCTGGCAAAGTGGCTTATGAATACAACAAGGCAGACCCCAAACCAGAATATATCTACGTTGATGAGATCGGAGTGGGCGCCGGAGTAGTAGACCGGCTACGTGAGCTGCATCTTCCAGCATACGGGGTGAACGTATCTGAGAAGTCAAGCAAGTCAGGGCTGTATAGCCGCTTACGGGATGAGTTGTGGTTCCGTATGCGCACATGGTTCGAGGTCATGGAGCCATCTCTGCCGGATGATGAAGCCCTCGTGGCTGAGATCGGGGCTATGCGGTATTCATTCACCTCCGCGGGCAATTTCAAAGTCGAGGACAAGGACTCATTGAAAGCCCGCGGACTCCGCAGTCCTGACTTGGCAGATGCGCTTGCTTTGACGTTCATGCTCGTTGATGATATATTGGATTCTCCACCTGAAGGGTTTTACAAAAGGCTGGGAGTTTCATGGCGGGCAGTGTGAAGGGTAAGAAGAGTGACCAGTCCACAGCCGGGGCTGAACGTAAGATAAAGCGTTGGTCTTCTATGGTCAAGCGGTCGAACCCCGTATGGAAAACCGAGGCGGCATCGGCGCAAAAGTTTTACGACGGGGATCAATGGTCCATTGATGACCGTGCGTTCCTCGAAGAGTCCCTGCGGCCTGTAGTCACATTCAACCGTGTGGCTCCGTTCATTGATGCCATCATTGGGTACCAGATCAACAGCCGCCAGGACATCATCACCCAACCCCGTGGCCCCGAGGACACCGCTGGAGCGGATGCCTTGACAGAGGTTATCCGATGGGTGCGGGACAAGGCCGGCAGCGAGTTCTCTGAGTCCGCGGCCTTCAAGGATGCCCTGATAGTGGGCCTTGGATGGCTGCATGTCAGCATGGACTACAACAGATTCCCCGGTGGTGAAATCAAGATCAGCCGGGTATCACCATTTGAAGTCATAATTGACCCCCGGTCAGAGGATCATGCCGGTCATGACGCCAAGTTCATTGCCAGAGATCGGTACTACGATACTGATGAAGTCGAGGAGCTGTGGGGTGAAGAGGTCACCATGTACATGACCGGGAGCGAGGATGACGCCCTGGATGAAGTAAGCCATCCCCTCGACGCCAACAAGATGTGGAAATACCAAGAGAATGCCACCGAAGGCTCAACGAGACATCTGGGCCAGGTAAAGGTACGGGAATGGCAGTGGTGGGAATATGAGGACGTTTATACCATTGTGTCCCCAACTGGGGACATGGTTGAGGTGACCGAGGATGATCTCAAGAAAAACCCAGACCTAGGCCGGGGGATCAAGCGCCGTCGGAGGAAATACTACCGGGCTTTCACTATCGGGGACCATGTAATCGACTTCGGGGACAACCCATTCCCGTATGGCTTTACGTACATACCCATCATTGGCAAGAGGGAGCACACGTCCAACGTGTACTATGGCATCGTCAAAGCCATGAAGGACCCACAGGACTGGTCTAATAAGTTCTTCAGCCAGTTGATGCACACCATCAACTCAAGCAGCAAGGGCGGCCTCATGGCTGAATTGGACGCCTTTGACAATGTACGCAAAGCGGAGAGCGAATGGGCGCAGCCGAATAGCATCACATGGATGAGGCCCGGTGGACTACAAAAAGTCCTTCCCAAGCCCCCTCCGGTATACCCGCAGGGGATAGCGGAACTTCTCCAGTTTGCCACCGGGGCGCTCCGTGAGGTGACGGGTGTGAATCTGGAGTTCCTGGGACTGGCGAACAGGCAGCAGTCCGGGGTCTTGGAGAGCCAGCGCAAAGAGTCCGCGGTGAACATCCTTGCTCCATTCTTGGATAGCCTGAGATGGGCCAGAATCGAACTGGGGCGGACTCTCGTGTACTTCATCAAGGCATACGTCCCTGAGGGCGTCGTGGCCAGACTGGGGCAAGAACGAGCCATGCAGATTCTATCCGGTGACATCGGAAGGGAATACGATATCATTGTCGAGGAGTCCCCGGCGAGCACCAACCTCAAGCAGAGGGTATGGGGGGAATTGGTCCCGATCCTGCCGATGTTGGCGAATCTGCAAACTCCACCGTCTATTCTTGCGGAGTTCCTGCGCTTTTCGCCGCTCCCATCTGAGGTCGTTGATCGTATATCCCAGGCGGCCCAGGAAGCCGAGCAGAACAATCAGGACCCGAAGGTGCCATACCAGATACAACAGATGCAATCTGATGCTATACTGAACCAAGAGAAGGCAAAACAGGCCCGGGCAAAGGCGATGCTCGACGCCAGTGAGATGTTGAACAAAATCTACGGCAGTAATGGAGGCGAGAATGGCTGAGAACGACGCAATTTTCGGGGAATCAATCGACCTTGAAAAGAGCCTGAGTGCGGAAGAAACAGGAGAATCCAATGCGACGACGGAGCCAAAAGACACCGAAAGCCCCGCCCCCGTGGTTGAAGGGAAGCAAGAACCAGAGCCCAGCAGACCAGAAAGCACTGAATCCCAAGCCCGCATCAAAGCCCTCGAAGAAGAACTAGGCAAGTTCAAGAACGAGCGACTTGCTGACCTACGCCGGGAACTTGACGAGATCAAGAAGGGGGCAAAGCAACAGGAAGAGCTTCCAGACTTCAATGTTGACCCAGAAGCATATCTGAAGATGAAGACCGAGCAGATGGAGCAGCATCTTCAGGAGTTGCGAGAACGAGCAGAGCAGGAAGAACAAGCGAGAGCCCGAGCGGCCGAGGAGCAAAACCTGCTGGCGCATTATCGCCAATCCGCGGCGGACTTCTCCAAGACAAATACTGATTTCCAAGAGGCATATAACTATCTCCTTGATCTTCGGGGCAAAGAATTGGAACTGATGGGCATCACCGACCCGCAGACCCGCGCCCAAGTCGTCCGGTATGAGGAGATGCAGTTGGCATCCATGGCGAGAGACCAAGGAAGGAACCCCGCCGAGGTGCTGTATAACCTCTCGAAAACCCGCGGGTTCACCGGGAATGTGGGCCAAATTGTACAGCCAGCCATTGAGCGCGGCAGGCAGGCGTCAAAAGGGGAGACCTCATCTGGTTCAGGTACAAGCGAGGAGAACATTGAATCCATGCTTGAACTGTCCGAAGAGGACTTCGATGAGGCTTGGCAAAAACTTATGGGCAGTTGACATACCCTGAAAACAGAGGTATAGTCTGATAGTCTAGTATTAGACTATACTATGCCCCTGGTTTGATGGGGCTATAAACCAAGGGGGAAATATGGCAGTATCCGCATATCCAGCGAATCACCCGTTAGCGGTTAAGCTGTGGAGTAAAAAGTTAGCCTATGAAGCACTGAAAAGAACCTATATTCAGAAGTTCATTGGTACGTCCTCTGACTCTTTGCTTCAAGTTCGTGACGAGACGAGCAAAGGACCGGGTGATCGCATCACGATCGGGCTGCGGATGCTGCTGTCAGGTGGTGGCGTCATTGGTGACGGCACCCTTGAAGGGAATGAGGAGGCCCTGACAACGTACAGTGATAATATCCTCATCAATCAGTTGCGCCATGCGGTTCGTTCCGCTGGTAAAATGTCAGAGCAGAGAATCCCATTTGACATTCGGGAAGAGGCCCGTATGGGGCTGCAAGACTGGTGGGCGGACAGGTATGACACGGTGTTCTTCAACCAGTTGTGCGCGAATACTTCAGTCGCTGATCTGCGTTTGACCGGGGCGAATGAGATCACCCCATATGATGAGACGCATATCCTTCGGCCCAACGGCAAGCCGAACGATGAGTCGCTTGCCCCGTCTGACACCATGACCCTCATGCTCATCGAGGCGCTTGTCGAACGTGCCAAGACTCTGACCCCGATGATCCGTCCTCTGAAAGTTGGCGGTGAAGACATGTACGTCCTGTTCGTTCATCCAAGCCAGGCATATGATATTCGTACCGCGGTGGCCACAGGGGCAGCCGGGTGGTATGATATCCAGCGGTTCTCCTTGGCTGGTGGGAAGATTTCTGATAACCCCCTGTTTACCGGGGCGCTTGGGGTGTACAACGGGACGATCATCCATGACAGTGCCCGTATCCCCCCGGGGATTTCCAGCGTCACCAACATGCCAGTCCCCAACACTCGTAGGGCGGTGTTCTGTGGTGCGCAATCCGCGGCCATCGCATATGGTAGAGGGACATCCAATACCGAGAGGATGTCCTGGGTCGAGGAGTTGTTCGACTTCGGTAACCAACTTGGCGTGAGCGCCGGGGCCATTTTCGGGATCAAGAGGCTCGTATTCAATGGCTTCTCGTTCAGTTCAATCCTGGTTCCAACATACGCCGCGGCCCACTAAGGAGGATATATGGCTATTTTTAGATCAGATAGGGTAACCTATAACCAGTTCACTGGGCAACCAGTATATGCGCCGAGGTTCGTATATGAAGCGGTTTCGTCGGATACTTCGATGGTTACAATCCCGCCCGGCACCGTCCTGGCCACGGGAGACAGCATTGAGCTTTGTGCCGTTGGGGCGAACACTACCCTACTGGACTTTCATCTCGTGCTACCTGATATGGATAGCGGTACAGGGCTAGTCATGGACTTGGAAGCGGTGACCCCGGGTCCTGAGGACCCACCATTCTTCAGCCTTCCGATCCTTCAGGCGATCCCAGGGGGCCAGAGTGGCGCAGTTCTCCATGGGGCTTCCCCGGGTGTAAACCGTGACTTCTTTGGATTCCATTACGATGGCACTGCGCCCGTGGTGAATGGGGTCCTGCGTGAGGATATGAGGCCCCTGGTGGTCAGGCTGCGGGTCACCACCCCAGCGGTGGGCACCGGGGCTCTGGAAGAGCCTGTGCGGTTCATTCTGGTGGCCCAGAGCGGGTATGGCCCAAGAGAGTATGGCGTGTAGTAATGCCAAGGGCCAATGTTGAGCAGCGTATTGCTTATGAAATGGCCCGCCAGGACATCCCGCAGGCGATTTCATATGCTATTACGGATGCCATACGGTATTATCAAACAGTGCCGAGCACGTTTAATGAAACGCGCTTGTCGATGCAAACGGAAGCGGGCGTAAAGTTCTACCCGCTTCCGCCGGACTATGCTCTTATCCATACAGTGAAGCTCACCATCTTCAATTCTGTGTATCCGTTGAACGTCCGGGATTGGGACTATCTTGAAAAGATAGACTGGGGGCATAATTACTGGCGTGGTCAACCGCAGGACTATGCAACGTTCGAGGGCCTTTTGAGACTCTACCCCATACCATACGCCGTCTGGCCGCTTGACATCTCATACAATCGGAAACGCCCAGAAGATGACGAGTTCTGGTTCAATGAGTTCGAGCCCGTGATACGCAACCGGGCCAAGTTCAACATCTACAGCGGGGTCATGTTCGATGCCGAAGCCGCAGCCATCGCGTCAGGGCTTGAACAGGATGAACTGCGCCGCTTGCTCCAGGAATCCACAAGGAAAATATCCACCGGAAGATTGCAGACGAGTTACTTCTAATGGCCTTCGTCAAGTTCGGGAATTACATCCCTGACCTGGCTCGGCTGTATGCCAATGGGCTGACGAGGGCTGATAACCTTGTGCTTCGTGGTACGGCGTACAACCCCATACCCACCCCGTCTGCTATAATTTCGCTACCTGGGCCCGCAAAGGCCGGGATGTGGTTTGATTCAACCTCTGGGGACACCTACGGGATAATCGTGACAGCGGGTGGCATCTACCGCGTAAGCAGGACAGCCGCTGTGCCTCTATTGGATGGGTTGAACTATGACACTGCATCCATGGTTCAATACGGTGATATAGCTATAGTGGTATCACCGTCCTCTGACACCCTATACTTTACTCTTGGATCGAGCACCCCGCCGCAGCCCCTACCTGGGGCGCCCCGCGGGAGAATGGTGGCAGTGGTGAGGGAGTTCGTATTCATCGGGGACACCGTAGACGAGGATGGCCCCCGGCTCCAGCGGGTCCGGTGGTGCGGTATCAATAACCCAATGTCTTGGAC